GTGCTGAGTGGCGCTGGGGCACTCATAGGTGCATCGGCTCTGGCCTTCACGCCAGCCGGTGCATTGACTGGATCGGGCGCACTAGCCGGGACTACTTCTCTATCCTTCACCCCTTTGCTCCACAACATAAAGTGATCGTTGCGCATCGCACCCTTCAATGCATTACATGTCCTGCACAACAACTGGGCGTTGCTCATAGCGTGAGCGCCACCGCACGATAGCGGGACAATGTGGTCTAGCTCTGGCGCATCCTGGTGAGTTGTTCCCAAACCGAGCACCCAAGGCAAAGCCTGGGCGATGCCTCTTGGCAGCCCATCTCAATCTCCGCTTAATTGATCCGCAGTCAGGCTCGACGGAAGCCGGTGCGGGCCGGCGCTTCGGGAGCTACCCTATCCGTCGATTGCTATCTAGCTGCGAGCCCCATGCGCTCACGCATTTCGCGCGCCGTCTTGGCCGCGTGGCAGTCATGGCACAAGCCCTGTAGGTTGTCCCACTCATCAGGGCCACCCTGGGATAGGGGTACGATGTGGTCCACCTCAGTGGCCACTGTGATGCGTCCTGCGCTATGGCAGTCCATACACAAGGGATGGCGGTTCAGGAACAGCGTTCTACGTGACTGTCCTGCCCTGCCTCTCATACGGAACGTTCGCTCTGCTTCCCTCATGCGCTGGTGGTCGGGGCAAGCACGCTGCTTACCCACTATCAGCTCATCGCATCCAGGGTGAGGGCAGAACCTAGGGGCAGAGCTAGGCATCAGGTCATCTTCGGACTGAAGGTGAGATACCCGTGGGCGACTTCGCTCTTATCACCAGCACCGTCCTCTATCTCAACCGAGTAGCGATACGTGCCTAACAGGCTCGACGTGTTCTCGTCGGCCACAGTGATCTTGCATTGCTGAGCCGATGGGATGCTGGCGACAGCGGTACTGCCTGATGTGCTCAGCACTGCGGTAGAGGCCGGAGTACGCTTAGCTGAGAAGCGTACCGTCATACCAGTGATCACGTCGTCCACGTCAAAGGTGAGCTGGAACGACTCGCCAGCAGCGAAGGCGAACGACTGCGGTGATCCTCGCTCAGCCATTGCCTATCGCCCTTAGTGTCCCAGTTGCAGACCCAACGCTACTGATCCTGATAGCAGTCCCAGTCGCTCGATCGCCAATGATCGAGAATGTGCCATCTACTAGCGTTCCCGTAGGCGTGAACGTCAGGCTGGTAGCACCAAGCAATTCACCGCTGCCATTGATCAGCGATCCAGTGGCGCCGAACGCCCATGACGATAGGCCGGCTATCCTGGCCGTGAACGTGCCAGCCGGCACGAAGCTGATCGAGCTCGAACCAGCCAGAGCGCCCGAACCACTCAGCACGCCAACCGGCGTGAAGCTCAGCGACGTGGAGCCGTTCAGCGCATTGGAGCCGCCATTGATCAGCGTCCCCGTGCCACCGAACGTAACCGTGCTGGCCCCGACTAGTGCGCCTGCACCAGTAAGAGTCGCAGTTGGCGAGAATGAAAGCGCGCTGCTTCCGGCCAGCGCACCAGATCCGGTTAGCGTTGCGCTCGCGCCGAATGCGAGCGACGTGCTTCCCGTAATCGCGCCGCCGCCGGAAAACGTCGCAGACGGCGTAAATGTCAGGCTGCTCGAGCCTACTAGCGCACCCGCTCCCGTCAGGGACGCAGATGGCGTAAACGCGAGGCTCGAACTCCCCGCCAGGGCGCCGCTTCCAACAAGCGCCGCACTCGGGGTGAAGGATAGAGAAGTAGTCCCGGCTAGTGCGCCCGATCCAGTCAATGCACCGGCTGGCGTGAAGGCCAGAGCCGATGCACCTATGAGTGCCCCAGCGCCACTCAGCACCGCTGCGCCAACGAACGACAGCGACGCAGTTCCGGTCATCGCCCCAGTAGGAGCGGACCGCGTAACTCGGGTGGCGAACGTGCTTAGTCGAGCACGACGGCGGAGCATGGCCTAGCCCCTCGTTCTGGCGGAGTCGTCCAATAGGCCTAGCGCGCTCCAATGCCTCGAAACATCTCCGGCGTTCTTCTTCGCTTCCTTGCCACGGAATCGAAGCCACTGGCTCATCTGAATGGCGGTCTCGTAATCCATCGTCAGCGTTGCATTGCCGACGTGGAGCTTGACCAATTCACCGGCGCACTCGACTGCTATGCGCTGGCGCTTGAGCAGATCCATCAATCGCAGGTAATGTCGAGCGCCCCGGCAGCGAACGAGGGCGTCACGCCGTTCGACACCACAAGCGACGCCGTTCCAGAGAACAGCAAGTTGCCCGTTCCGCTGGAATCGGTGCCGATGCCGAAGTTCGTGATCGTCGAGCCGGTGACACCGCACGCCGCAAACGTGATCGCGTTGTCGTTATCCGTCACGCCCGATGCATGCGTCCACTGCGCCGCCGCCCGCGCAACGCTGACTCTCGCGTAGTTCGTGTAAGCCGACTCGTTGGTCGTTTGGTTGCCAGTCTCACCAGGATCGGCGGTATGCAACGAGACGTAGAACACACCAGCTGTCGACGAACCGCGAAGTCCCGTCGCGTCACCGATGTTGGCGTAGTTCGCATTCTCGAAAATGAGCTGCATGATGCCGCTTTCGAACGCATTTGTTGCACTCATCGGTATTCCTTGAGAACTTCGCCGTTCTCGTCCTCGATTTGGATGGGTTTCTGGTAATCACGCGAGATGTTGTGCTCGGCTTGAGCTTCGGCCTCTTCTTGCGAGGCGTAAGCAGCACGAATCTGGCGCATCGAGCCGCCCAAGCGACCCGAATGCATGACTAGGTAAACGGTCACGCGCCTAGCCCTCCTCAAACTCGATATATGCCTGAGCGTTGACAGCGGCCGGCGCGGTGCAGCGAATGCACAACCCGTCCGCCGTGGTCACTTGTTCCGGCTCTCGTCCCAACGGGAATTGAACGACAATCCCGGTTTGCGGATGCACCAGCCAACGCTTGGTCACGGTTAGCGTCGTGGGCTCGGCCGTGTAGTTTCTGGCCGCAGTCGCCTGCACAGTCCTGGTCGGACCGCGGCACTGCACGATCGTGTGCGACGTGGACGTACCAGCGCCCGCTTGGGTCGACGAGCAGAGCTCGACAGTTACTGGCTCAGCAGTAGCCGACGTTCCATCGAACGAAACCCCAAGCTCACAAATACGGATCAGGGCGTTCGAGCCAGCAATGACATTGAGCACTGTCTTGGCTGTCGCGGCCGAGAGCGCCACGTCACCATTAGTTTCCGCCGTGTAACCTGCTGCCATCGTGAGCTCCTAATAGTTCCCGGCTCGCTGCACCGCCGAACCGAAAACTATGTGTCGATAAGGATAATTTCCGCCGCCGCCGCCGCCGCCGCCATCCGCAATGGAGATCGCAAAGCCCGTCGCTTCGAAGAGCGAGCCCGTCCACGTGCGATCCATGCTCACAGTCCCACTACCAGCGCGGTACGAACCGTCAGCGTTTAGGCTGGTTGATGTGCGCGTGCTGTTAGAACTTGCGATCCCTGAGCCGGAAAAGCTCGAGAAGTACACGCCACCGATGATCAAAGAGCTGGCGCTGGTACCGGTGAGCGTCACCGAGTCAGGGCTAGTACCGTCGATTGACCACGCTGCGCTCGTCTCGGGAGCCCCGCTGGCTCCGCTCGATACGCCGTAGATCACGGCAACCCCAGTACATGTTCCCGCCAGGTCAATGACGAGGTTGTGTGTACCAGTGGCGGGGCTGTCGAGGTAGAAAATCTCTGTGCGCGTTCTGTTGCCGTCATCGTCGGCCCCAGCGCTAGTAAGTGCCGAGCCATTCCACGTGACGCTCGTTACCGTGCGATTGGTAAACGCCTTGGTGTGGAGGACTACAACAATCTTGTTCGCACCAGAATCAAGCGCGTAGCTCGTCGTCTGGTCGGTGCTGTCGTCAACCCACGATGACGTGGCGGTAGGCGTGCCTGCAACCGCAGCCATTACCGCACCGCCTCAATCTGCTTGGTCGGGGCGATATCCACGCCGGGCGCCGGCTCGTCGGTGTGTATCCGAGTGAGCACGGCGGTCGAGTCTTTCGCGCCCGCGGCAAATGCCCTGTCAGCCGCTTCGCTCACCTTGCGGGTGGTCACTCGCAACTCGTCGAGGCGAGTCGTGTCAGTACGGCCGGTAACAGGCACCTCGTAGCCGTAGCGCTTCAGAATCGCACCAAGCGAGACAATCTGCTCAGCCTCGGTTTTTTCGGCCATTACGCCGTCGCCTCGAACGCCACACGGCCTACCCGGCGATAAGTGTCAGTCGTGGCGCTGTCCTTGAGCTCTACGCCATGACGCCAGCACAGCCGATAGAAGTGCGTGCGGTTCAGCTCGAGCAGCCTCGCGGCCTCGCTCCGATTCCCTTCAGCTTCTTCAATCGCGGCCTCTAGAATCGCCTGAGCAGCGAGGGAGAGCGCGCGTTCGTAGCGGGTCATTACACCTGCGTGTCGACGATCGTCACGCTAGAGATAGAACCGGGGGGGTCGTAGTCCGACGACTTCTCTTGAATGACCGGGGGGCCTTGCTTCCCGTCTACGTCGATCGCGACAAGCCGATACTCGAACGTACCGGGGGCGGGGTCGTTGATAACGAGCTTCTGCTCACCACCCGCCGCTACTTCGTCCTGCAACGTCCACGGAAGGTCCGCGAGGGACTTGACCCGGAACTCAACGCGGGTCCGAGCAATGGGCCGCTGACGGGCACTGACCGGAGGCAGCACCCACGTGATCGTTCGAATCGTCGCCATGTCGTCTATCCTGATTTGTGAAACTTGGCCCGGTGACTTGTACCCAAGTAGCCGAGCAATCAGCCGCCAGAGGGCTGACATTGAGCAAACACCACAGCCGGCCGGACGGTGCCGGCCCAGGTCACGGCGCTCTTGGGAACGCGATACAGGCCGTTGGCGCTCATGGTTCCATCACACGCGGTGTTTTCGGCCACCGTGCCTACTGGATAGGTCCGCTGGACCTCCTCGCTCTGCTGCGAGCCGTAGGCCACGAGGTTCGGGCCGCTGACGGTGAGGTTTGTCGGCGGGCTCGGCGGCGGGAACGCGCCAGTCTTACAGTTCGCGTTACTCGGAGCAGATTGGCCGCCGCCTTTCGCAGCAATCACCGTCGTGCGAGCTCGGTAACACAGCGTCGCACCCGCAGCCGGGTCGGGAGCTGTCGCCGTGGATGCTGAGCCATTCACAACCACCGATCCCGCAACCGTCGTAAACGCCTGCGTAACGCTCCACTCCACCGTCGTGGACGCAATATCAGCCACGACCAGAGGCGAGCCGTCCGTATACGTCGTGGGATTCGTCCACGTCACCGTCGCGGCAAGGGCCTGCGCAGCAAGCACGGACAGCACCAAGCCTGCGGCAATGCGCATAAATCTTCCTCGGTCGAATAAAGACCCGGCGCGGGCCGGGCGAACTGGGCCGCTAACGGGTCAGGGTTTGGGCGTGTCGGCCGCTCAGTGGCGGGGTTACGGGGGAATCTTTTCGGGCGCGACTAGAGCGCACGGACGTAAGACGGATATTAAACGGTCACGCGCTCGTCCACAAGGTCCGCCAAGCCCCGCAATGTCAGCCGCACAAAACCTTCTGTCCGGCGCACTTTGTCGGCGACCTGCCAATAGTCGTACTTCGGGTGGCCGAGGTAGAAAACCTTCGCGATCTCCACCGTGTGCCAGTACCCCGCGCGGGCCAGGACGGCCAGCACGCGGTCCACGGCGACCACTTCGGGCGGCTCGTCCTCCACGGCCTTGTCTAGCGGCTCGCTCCAACTCGAACTCGCCACCGGGGACTTCGTGTCGTTGCCGCCCCTGCGGTGTAGGCCCCACAGCAACAGCAGCTCATGGCCCCGCCCGTCTGGCTCGATTCGCGGAGGACTGCTCACCGTTTCTTTCATGACCGCCACCATCACCCCTCCCGCCGCAGCGCTTCGACCTGAACAACTTCGGCAAACGACATCGGCAATGCCTCGCGGTGAATGATTTCAGCCGTCAGCTTCGCCATTCTTCGGTACTCGTCTCGCTCGGCCTCCAGCGCTTGCATCGCATCGGCAACCTTGAGTAAGTCCGCTGCTAGGGAGCGGAGGTGGTTGGCTAGGATGGTCATGCTTGCTCCCTCGGCACTTGCCGAACTTCGATACCCGCAGCACCGCAACGGCGCACCATATCGGCCGTCCCCTTTCCGCCAGGGAACGCGACGCAGAGATCGCCGCCCCACTTCGCAATGATTTCTTGGTTCCGAATAGGTCCAGCCTTGCGGCCGTCTGACCATTTCGCCGGCACGACGATGGCCGTGATCTCACGGCGCAGCGCCCACCCGTAGGCCAGCGTATCGGCACCGGTCGCGCCGCCCGTCACGATCTCGTCTATCGGCGTCGCCGCGTTGACCTCATCGAGCACGCGACGGACGTGCAGGATGTCGCCGTAGTCTCTGCCGCCGCATACGATGACTCGCATCACTCGCCGCCTTTAACGTCGTCTGGATCAATGCCGAGCTGCACCGAAATGGCGTGCGCGTGCTTGTGCGCCTCGCGCGCGTCATACGCTGCGCTACAACTATTCAGCAGGATGAAAAACACCATGATGTAGAGCCCAGGTCGCTCTGTGTGCTTCACGCCGCCTGCTCCCCTGGTAGCTCGAGCACGATCCCGTGCTCGGCACGTATGTACGCCAATGCTCTAAGCAGCCCGGCCTCATTGTCTCCGAGCATTCCGATGCCCTTGTTACAGGTGAAACAGAGCATCCCGCGCACTCGCCCAGTTTCATGGCAATGATCGATATGGCGCTCCGGTTTCGTTGCGATATACCGGCCACACAAATGGCAGTTGACTTGCGCTTTAAGCGCGTCGTATTGCTCCAGTGTTAAGCCATATACGGCAGCGCGATCTTTGCGACGTTCTAGATCGTTGCGCACCGGGTCTTGTCGCCGCCTCCATGTCGAATAACAAGCCTTGCACATGCCGCGCGCTTCTGAGCGTCCGCCATGCCCGCATGTCGCGGCCTTACGCTCCCGCCGCATCGGAACAAAGCCGCCGTTATCGCGAACAGATTGGTAACAAGGCGAACACAACCCCCTGGCCTTTAGGGGACGATCAGGGTGGCACGTCGGACTGTTAGGGCTTTTCCAGCCAGAATTGCGAAGCGCCTTGGAGTAGCACTGCTTGCACTTCCCTTTTGCGTATAGCTTCCTGTCTGAATGGCACTCAGCTTGCGGCACGTAAATCTCCCGGAAGATCAAGCGATATTCCATGCTCGGCCATTGAGGCGACATACCACTCGATGAAGTCGCTCATCTCTTGCTTGGTTAAGCGAGAGCTGCGGCGCTTCGGCTTGAGGCGAGTCCGGCCAAAAGCCTTGCACTCGTCCCACCCCCAGTACTCGCCCAATGCCCACTCTTTCACGTCTTCGCGCGTCCACCCGCCGAGCGCTTCGCCACCACGCTTGATCGTCTCGTCGAATAGAGCGTGCAGCAAAGCGTTCTGATCCGACGAGCGGCGTGACTTGCGGATGATGTTCTTCAGCACGCCTAGGCCGATGTAGCGCCCTAAACCGCCGTCTTGCGGCAGGTAGACGCTGGCCTTCTCGATCTCGCGCCATTGGGCGGTGGTGAGGTCGCTCATGCCACATGCTTCCAGTGCTTGCGCTTCTTGATGTAGTGAATCGACTGAAGGCTCACCCCGTAGTCTTGGGCAATCTCTTTGAGAGTTCGGCTATCACCTCGAATATTTCTAACGTCACTCTCGGTGAGCTTTGCGAAACTAAGGTGCTCGCCTCGCTTCTTGCCGAGCGTGTCGATGCAGTGCCTGAGGTTCTGGCTCGCAGTGCAGTACTCGAGGTTCTCAAGCCGATTGTTAGCTTTGTCACCGTCTTTGTGATTAACCTGCTGTCCAGGTCCTGGCGGGGCAAAGAACGCTTCCGTAACCAGCTTATGAACGAGCTTGGTCTGAGCTGGTAGGTTGACCCGCTTTAATGCGACTGTGAGATAGCCAGTTTTTGTGGCGTATAGCTTCATGAGCCTAGCTGGGAAGCGCATACGCGCGTCGCCCCATCTGCCGCGATACGTGCCAACTCTGCTCAACGCTCGAATCGCACCTAGCGAACTCGCCTCATACAACCCATCAAACCCGACGACCGCACGCCACTGTTCGGCCATTAGAGAGTCTCCCTCTTAGCTTTTTCCTGCTTCCACATCGCAGTGAACTTCCGCCGCAACGTAAGCAACCCTTCGCGCGTCCACTTAACCGTCCCGTTGTTGTGCTCGATCTCCAACACTGCCGACTCGCCGATCAGTTCAACGAGTCGCTTGCGGTACTCGATGACGTTCCCGCTTTTCATGGTGTTGCACTGGGCGCATTGCTTCCTGATTTGCTCGGTGTTGAATCGCAACTGCGGAGCGGCAGCCGTCGTGCGGTAGTGGCCGGCATGAAATTGGCCGCCATAACTCGGCCCCATGTGGCAGGAAATGCAGCCCAACGCCCAATCCCTCTGGAGCACGTACCGGTTGCACTCCCTCTGTGTCTCTTTCAGCAACTGCCCGATGGTCTTCGTCTTTGCCCGGTACTCTCGGCGCTCCTTGCGAACCTCTTTCACCCGCTTCGCCTCGGCCATCTGCTTGCCCAAGGTGATCGCGCATCGGTAGTCCTCGCAGGTCTTCTGAGCTAACCGCCGCACCTCAAACTGATCCCGGCAGATCGGGCATTCCTTGAACCGAGTCTTGCGGGGCTTCGACAGATGCAGCACGGGCCGCGCGGTACTCACCTAAGCAACTCCGGTGCAACCACGCTGTGACCTTCGGCGCCACTGAGTACGGCAAAATCTGCGATCCAGCCTGGCCGTCTATCTTGCAGTGATCGCATAAGACGAAAACCTTCGGCGGCTCAGGCTTGGAGGTAGTAACGCGCGATTTTCGAGCCATTGCGCGTCGCCTTCCGCTCTGTCCGAATGTTGATGCCAGCTTCGCGTAGGTCGAAGATGCGAGCGGCCAATCTCGCCGACCCAAGCTTTCTCCACGCCGTCAGCGGGTCTATCGAGCCGTAGCGCTTCAGAAACGCTAGAACCTGTTGGGTCTGAGTAGTCGCACTTTTCACTGTGTTGCTCCTGAGTATCCCCATCCCTTCACGCTCACTCGCACGATCCCCTTGCCATGCGGGGATACCTCGGTGAATACGTGCTGGTCGTGACGAGCTTTCCGCACCTTTGTTGCATAGCAACCTTTGCAGCGCGGTCGGTAACTTTGCTTACCCTTGAAAAAACCCTGCTTAGCGAACTGATCCAGCGGCTTCGTCTGGCGGCACTCTGGGCAGAATTTCATGCCTCTTTCCCCTGCTTCGCCTTCCACGCCTCGCACGCCTGAATGAACCGCTCTCGGTCCTCAACAGGTAAATACCTCATCGCCACGTACCTCGGATCAGCTCCGTTCTTCACCGCCAGCTTTGCGTACTCCGATGGAGTCTTCGCCGTAGACATGATCCGCGCTAGCTGCACTAGACGGTGGTCGATCTGCTCTGGCGCATTGGAGGTGTCTTCGCTCATTGCGATCTCCCTAACCGCCTACGCATGTTTTTCAGATGCAAGCTGATCTGCGCTAGGTCTTTGGGTTTTTCTTCGGCAGCGGTTTTACCCGCGTCTTCCTGAAGATTATTGATGGTTAATGATGATTCCCCGGACATAGCTATGTCCGGTTTTCCTGCTCTAAATGTCCGGGTTTCCGGCCCTGTATGTCCGGGTTTCTCTCCTAAACCGGACAATATGTCCGCCTTTCTGCGGAGTGAGGAGAGGTCGAATTGGTATTGGTTCGTGACGATCTTTTTCTCTGTCTTCCGACCGCCGCCACGCTTCGTTAAAATCAGTCCCTTAGACTCAAGCGACCGCATGACGCGCCTTGCCTGGCGCTGACTGATTCGTGCCTTGGCGGCAACGCGATCCATCGACGGCCAGCATAGGCCCTGATCGTTGGCATGGTCTGCAAGCGCTAGCGCGACCAATGTTTCACATTGGTTCAGGTCGGTAACTTCCCAGACGAGTGCCATGACCTTGATCGACACGACTTCCCTTAACCACTTCCGTAAGAGGGAGGACGGCGGCAACCGCGGAAGTTGTTCGGCTGTTTCCCAGGGAGCTACCCTGAGATGAGCCGCCGTTTTTGATTCTACACCGAGCATAGTTCGGTGCAAGAACATCACACCGGCAGGTTTTCGTAGTCCACCGGCTTCACCCACGTGTCGGGCTGGTCCTCGACGAAGATCGGCTTAACGCTGTTCTCCCCGAGCTCGCGGGCCTTGGCTTGCTGGCGCTCAAGTAGGGAGCGATCCACGTTGAAGGTGGGCCGGCGCAGTTCCTCGAAGCCGGGAACCACAGGGCGGCGCAGGACGTTGAACAGCTCGCGGAGGGTCACGACAGCACCGCCGCCACGAGCTTAAACACGCCGTACCAGCACGCAGCGCTAAAGACGCCCATCGCCAGCCAGACGCCAATCAAGCGCCAGCCGTGCATTTTTTCGGTCATCGCCGCACCCCCATGAACTTCAGATCGTAGTAGTCAGTGGCTTGAGCGGTATACGGCTCATCGCCGGTTGTCATCGTGCAGCTTGCGTTGTCGTACTTGACGAAGATAATTAGCCCGTCATTCGACGCGCTGCTTACAACGCCGTCCTCGCAGTCTTTGTGATGCATGTCGCCGCGAGCATGGCCGGGAATGTAGCGAACCCAGTTGCCGCGCTCATACTTGCGCAGATACTTTTGCTCATCGCTATTCATTGTTTCGCTTCCTTCGGGATGAAGAACACTGCCTGACTCGACACAGGCGGAACGCTCGTAGGCTTGAAACATGCCTGAGCTACCGCGTTGTTCACGGCGCGAAGATGGAAGTTAAGCCACGTCTCGTATGCGGCGAATGACGCGAAGATCAGCGCAACCGCTAGCCAGAAGTCGCGGGTCATGCCTGCTTCTTCCGGCGGTAAATCTTCCGTACGTTCACCTCCACCTCTAGACCAAGCGGGCCGAGGATCGACGGCCCAGGCTCGCGAGTGCCCTTCAGCACTTCCGAGATGTAGGTGACAGACACGCCGAAGTCACGAGCGACCGCTCGCATCGACTCGGCACCCTCTACGTGCTTACGCAGCACTTCTCGCGGATTGATTGTGGCCATGTGGCAATTATGCACACTCGAAAGTCGAACGCAAGCGGCGTTAGCGCGGACAGTTGACAGTGGCAAGTCGCGAGTGCAATCTAGCGCTACCTTCACCAAGGGCTGGCAATGGAATACACAGACTTCATAGCTACCAGAGAGCAAATCGCCGACTCTGGCGGATTTACTCCAATCGTGATGCCGGAGCATCTTTTCGACTTCCAGAAATGGCTAGTCGAGTTTGCTATTCGGCGCGGTCGGGCCGCTCTTTTCGCCGACTGCGGCATGGGCAAAACCGTGATGGAACTCGCGTGGGCCGAGAACGTCCACCGCAAAACCGGGAAGCCGGTGCTGATCCTGACGCCTCTTGCGGTGGGCGCTCAGTTTGCCTCTGACGCAGAACGATTCGGTCACGAGGCGGCGCAATCCCGCGACGGCGCGATAAAGGCGCCCATCGTCATTACGAACTACCAAAAGCTGCACCTATTCGACAGCGCGTCGTTCGGTGGCGTGGTGTGTGACGAGTCGAGCATATTGAAGTCGTTCGACGGGACGACTAAGGCGGCCGTCACCGAGTTCATGCGGCGGATCGAGTACCGTCTGCTCGGAACCGCCACCGCTGCCCCGAACGATTACACCGAACTAGGCACTAGCAGCGAGGCGCTAGGCAATCTCGGATACATGGACATGCTCACGAAGTTTTTCGTGAACAAGGACAGGTCCATTAGCAGCCGCGGCCGCTCGCAGTTCGCGAAGCATGACGCGCCCGGCACTGGTGGCGCTATCACCTGGCGGCTTAAGGCGCACGCTGAGAATCATTTCTGGCGGTGGGTCGCCTCGTGGGCGAGGGCCATTCGATCCCCTGCTGATTATGGTTTCGACGCAAGCCGATACACCCTGCCGAACCTTGTGCAGCGTACGCACGTTGTGCGCGCTCCTATCGCTCGCTCCGGCATGTTGTTCGACGACCTGCCCGCTATTGGTCTGGCAGAGCAGCGCGAGGAATCACGACTCTCATTGAGCCGCAGATGCGAGAAAGCGGCCGAGATCCTTTCGGACGCGGATAGTGCTGTCGCGTGGTGCCACCTGAACGACGAGAGTTCCATGCTTGCCGAGATCATCGACGACGCTACGGAGCTTTCTGGTTCTGATAGCGACGAGCGCAAAGAGGAAATATTGTCGGCATTCGCCGCCGGAGAGATTCGCGTGCTGGTCACGAAGCCGGTCATTGCCTCATGGGGACTTAACTGGCAGCACTCCCACCGCGCGACCTACTTCCCCTCGCACTCGTTTGAGCAGATGTACCAGGCCATTCGTCGCATGTGGCGATTCGGCCAGACCCACGACGTAACAATCGACTTCATTTCGACCGAGGGCCTTAGCAGGGTTCTCGAGAACATGAGAGAAAAATCCGACCAGGCGGACAAGATGTTCGCCATGGTCGTCGCGCACATGAAAGACGCGATTGAGCATGACCGTTCTAACCACTACACGTTGCCAATGAGGTTGCCGACATGGGCGTAGCCCACCAAGAAGTGAACGACCGATACGCGATTTACAACTGTGACTCCATGGAGTTGCTGCAGTCGCTGCCCGAGAAGTCTATCCACGCGGCGATATATTCGCCTCCGTTCGGCGGGCTGTACCACTACAGCAGCGACCTTAGAGACCCGGCAAACTCGCCGGACTACGCGAGCTTTTTCGATCACTACGATTTCTTCGTGCGCGAGCTCATGCGCGTGGTCATTCCTGGTCGATGTGTTGGCGTCCATGCGTCTCTCGTCCCGTCCGGCAACACTGGCTCCGATTCGTACACGGACTTCCCTGGTGACGTGATTCGGGCGCACCAGAAGCGCGGATGGCTGTTCATTGCGCGGCATGTCATTTGGAAAGAGCCGCTAGCAGTGCGCAACCGAACGCTCGCGAAGAACCTTGCTCACAGGACCATCGTCGAGGACGGGACTATGGGCGGAGTTGCCGCACAGGACGAGCTACTCGTGTTCCGTGCGCCAGGGGCGGCGATCCCGGTACAGCACCCGCAAGGGCTCACCGGAAACTACGCCGGATCGGAACAGCCGCCGTCAGATATTTCCGGCTATCGTGGATGGTCGGGCGATCAGAAGATGAACCGCTGGTCGCATTGGATTTGGCGCCGCTATGCCTCGAGCGTATGGGACGACATTCGTCTAGGCCATGTGCTGCCGTTCCAGGCAGACGACGACGATGAGGACGCAGAAAAGCACGTCCACCCGCTGCAGCTCGACGTGATCGAGCGATTCATTGACCTGCGCACGATGCCTGGGGAGCGGGTTCTTACTCCGTTCATGGGTGTCGGAAGCGAGGTCTATAAGGCTGTGCAAATGGGTCGCTATGGCATCGGCGCCGAGCTCAAGCCCACTTACTACCAGCAGGCGGTGAAGAACATGCAGGCGGTCGACGTCGACGACAGTTCGCGTGAACAAGCCTCGATGTTCGACGATGAGACCGACGACGATGCAGCGGCCTAAGTCTTATTACGCCCGTTCAGGTCAGCCGGCAATGACGCTAGAACTGGCCGAAGAAATTCGGCGGGCTTACTTCTCTCGCGAGGCCACCCAGGCGGAACTAGGTCGCAAATACGGCCGAAAGCAGCACACGATTAGCCGGATTGTGAGCGGGATCACATGGGCGAACCGCTGTGTTAGCGGAAAGTGTTGACAGCCGCTCGCCGATATGGATAATGGCCCCATGTTGAACGAAACGAGTAAGGAGTTCCCCGTGAGCAAGCGCGGCAGAGTGGCATCCAGCGCAGGAGCGTCCAAGTGAAGAAGCGGCACAAGTGGGCTGGGCGGCGTTGCGTGCATTGCGGCATCGAGCGCAGAGCAACCGCCGAATACAAGGGCCGCTTCGACTACCTCATCAATGGCGTGTGGGAATTCAGGCCAATCACTCCGGCATGCACTGCCAACGCGCCCGCAAAGGAGCAACCGTGAACACCCCCAACGACATGAGCGACACTCAGATTAACGCTCTGGTTGACTTCGGCACGCTGCCTACGCTCAACGCAGAGACGCTAGCCAACGGTCGCAAGAACGAGATCGACCTTAAGCGCTTCCCGCACATCAAGCCGGAGTACGACGAGGTTCCGACTGGCATTGCGTGCTGGGACGGCAACAGTTACGACGGCCCCGGCTGTCCGATTGGCTACGGCCCGACGCCGCAGTGTGCGCTGCTGAATCTGCTGGAGCAGCTATGACCCGCCGCATAGCTGAGTTCGAGACCCAAGAGGACGCTATGGACTTCCGCCGCATGAAAGGCGCTGAGTTCTACACGGTCTGCGGTGGGATCAATCTCCCGTGGGCCGTCCGTCCTCTAGAGACGCAGCGCATCGACTGCGGGCCGTTCGAGCCGCACGAGTCGGTGCCTGTTCCTTACCGAGACCCCGACTTGGAGTACTAGCCATGTTCGAGGACATCACCGCCGTTCTTCTGATCCTTGGCATCTTCGGGCTGCTCTTAGCTTTGCCCGAAGCCATCAACGAATTGTGGGAGAGATTCAAGTGAGCGAAGCACAGCTAGTAACTGCGGCCGAGGTCGCCGCCGCTCGAACGGAGCGAAAGAGCCTCATCAAGACGTTCTCGGCACGTCTCGGTCTCGAGCCTGAGCGGATGATGAGCACGCTCAAGGCGACGGCGTTCCGCGTGCGCGGGACGGAGATTAGCGACGAGCAGATGGCCGCGCTGCTCGTGGTGGCAAACCAGCACGATTTGAACCCGTTCACGAAAGAGATCTACGCCTACCCCGACAAGAACGGCGGGATAGTCCCGGTGATCGGTGTCGATGGTTGGCTGCACATTGTCAATCGTCACCCGCAGTTCAACGGGATGGACTTCAAAGAGTCCGAAGAGATCGTGACTCTCGATGGCGCGAAGCCATGCCCTGCGTGGATCGAGTGCACGATTCACCGCAAGGACCGCGAGCATCCCATCGTGATCCGCGAGTATCTGGACGAAGTGTACAAGCCGCCTTTCGTGAAGGACGGCCGCACGATTAACGGCCCGTGGCAAACGCATACGAAGCGGTTCCTGCGCTGGAAGACGATCATCCAGGCGGCTCGCGTGGCGTTTTCGTTCTCCGGCATCTACGACGAGGACGAGGCGAGCAACATCCTAGCGGCAGAGGAAGCGATCGACATCACCCCGTCGAAGGACGGGAAACTCAGCCCGAAGAAGCTTCGGGAAGTCATCGACGGCGCCCTTGCGGCGGTCAAGGCCGAGAACGGCGTCGAGCTCCAGAAGATTTGGGCGTCGCTCACGAGCGACGAACAGTTGTTCGTATGGGGCGAGCTGCGCTCATGGGAGCGCTCGGCCATCAAGAAGCTGCTCGACGCCTCCAAGAACCAAGCCCCCGAGGACATCGACCCGTGGGCCGTGGAGTGCATCAAGACGGCTACGGCTCAGACGCTCGAGACGACGTGGCGGCTCGTGCAGGACGCTTACGCCGAGCGCGACCGAGAGGTGCCGCTCGATACTGAAACTGTCTATACGGACCGCAAGGCCGAGCTGGGGCTATGAGCCGGGGCCGCCGCTTTCTTGGCATGAACAAGCGTATGCCCTGGGGCCGCGAGCCGAGCGAAACGCAAGCGGAGTTCGTCCCGAGAACCGAGCAGGAAGAGGCCCGTAGATCTGTGCGCGACTGGCTCAGGGATCGCGACGAGAACGACGTGATTGAGTTTGAAGACGATGCCGGCGATTGGTCCGGCGCTTGTTGAGGACACCCGCATGACCGATTCAGAAATGCTCGACTGGTTGCAACACAACGCCACCTCGTTCGTCGAGGACGACGTTGGCGAGCACCCGTTCACGCTTCGCTACCTCAATGGCAGTGGAGTCGAGATGTACGTGACCGGGGCGAATATCCGCGACTGCGTAATCGGCGCCAAGCTCGGCAAGGACGGGCGCCCGTTTCGTGGCTGAGTTTTGAGAGAACCCTTTCCCAAGCGCAAAGGAGCGCTAGATCAAATGGCAACGAAAGCAAAAGAACGAGCAGTGTTGGTGACGACCACGCATCGCGGCGTGTTCTTCGGATACGCCAAGAAGACCGATGGCAACGTCATCGCGCTGCGAGCCGCGCGTAACTGCGTGTATTGGCCCGCTGGCAACAAGGGCTTCCTCGGTCTCGCGAGCATGGGGCCGCAGAGTGGCGCGCGAGTCGGGCCGGCTGCGGACATCGAAGTTCGTGACATCACGTGCGTCGCGGAATGCACGCCGGAAGCGGTGAAGGCGTGGGAGTCTGCGCCGTGGGCGCGGTAGTTCTTCGCGGCTCAGTTCCGCGGGAATTGAGCCGCGACGGCTCCGGCTCCGGCTACGGCTTCGGCTACGGCTTCGGCTACGGCTACGGCTACGGCTCCGGCTCCGGCGACGGCTACGGCGACGGCTACGGCTCCGGCTACGGCGACGGCTCCGGCTACGGCTCCGGCTCCGGCTACGGCGACGGCTACGGCGACGGCTCCGGCTACGGCTACGGCTCCGGCTACGGCGACGGCTACGGCTCCGGCTCCGGCGACGGCTACGGCTCCGGCTCCGGCGACGGCTACGGCTCCGGCTCCGGCTACGGCGACGGCGACGGCGACGGCTCCGGCTACGGCGACGGCTCTCCTTCCTACTGGAAGCAAACCATCAAGAATTTCGCCAGGGCATGGAGCGATGCGCAGCGAGCGCGAATGGCGACGCTGGAAAAGGCCGGTGCGCTTCTTGCGTTTTGGCGGAGCACGCAAGACGGGCAGTCGGCAAACGGCGGTCGAAAAATCGAGTCGGCGGCGCCGGGTGTCGTGCACAAGATAAAAGGGCCGCTCGCGCTCTGCGGTCCTGGCGCACTGCACGCGACGCTAATCCCGCCGAAGTGGCAAGGCGAACGCTGGTGGGTCGTCGCGCTGATTGGCGAAGTGATCGGCGACGACGAGAAATACGGAGCGCTCGAGCGCGAGATCATCGGCGAGTGCTTATAGCCACGCGCCCAACCGAGACCCCACTACTAACTGACAACTTACAGAAGGAATCAATGAATGAACGCACAAGCGAAAGACGTGATCCCCGCCACGCAGTCCAAGATGCGAAACACCAAGGATCTTCGGGCGTTTTTGGTTCAGCAAATGGAATGCGTAGCAGACGGCACGACCGATATCGCAAAAGCAAAGGGCATCGCGAACCTTGCTCAGCAGGTTTACAACACGCTCAATATCGAAATTAAGCTGGCTAAGGCCAAAGCCGATGTCGGCGAGAACTTCGGGATCGATGGCCGGAATCGTCAGGCACATCATGGTTCACATGCAGTACGACGGCGAGACGTATGAGCAGGCGTGCAAGCGCTGGGATCGCTGGGAGGCGTGGAACGCTCAGGCTGATGCGATCGAGCGCGCTTGGGCTCCGTCGCCTATGAAGGGCTTACGCGCCGGCTGGGACTGTGGCTGCAATTTTCGTCAGGCAATCAACTGCGGGCGCGAACCGAATCCGTTCTGCCCGCGCAGGGAGTAGACCGTGCCAGATTTCACGAAACCGAGAGAGACGACGGCCGAGGACGATGCACGCGCGCGTGCGATCCTCGATGCGGTCGCGGTAAAGCGCTGCGCCTGCACCTGCGGGACGAGCGCGGTCCCGAAGCGTTGCGATCACGCCTTCGGTGGTTGGCGCGAGCACAAAGACGGCCAAGGCGGCGAGCAGGTTTGCGAGCGCTGCGGCGTCGGCGCGATGTGGCACACATTGAAAGCGTGTTGAGGTAAGGCGAAACATCAAATGCGCTGCTCGAAGAACCCGCTTTGCGACCTTGAGGACGGCCACGGGGACGAGTGCATGTTCTCGCCTGATATGCCGGACGACTCGCCCTCGGTAATCGGCGCGCACTTGGCGCCACTGCCAACGCAGCACGAAGCTGAGACAGCATGGCGCGACCTATTCGCGGCTCGATTGGTCGAGCGCGGCGTTGACGAGCAGTCGGCCAAGGCGTGTGCCGCGGCCGGCGATGTTCGACTCGAGGACGATCCAGTCGAAGCGGCGGACGACGAGATGAGTTATTGGGATGCGGACGAGTAGAAGGTAAGCGCGTATGAAATTGCCAAAAGTCTGGTGGAAGGTGCCGCGACCGATCCGGGCAGGCGTGTGCGAGGTCGCGTGCTTCTCGTGGTTCCTGGTGCTGGTCGCCTGGATCACGTTGGAAGACTTGATTGCCGGCACGCTCAAGACGCTCGCTGCCCCGATCACTGGCGCGTATGAGGCGTACCACGAGTGGCAGTTTGGGCGCGTCAATGTCGGCCTAAAGATGCAGCACGAGCACGGCGGCAAATCAGTCGAAATAATTGGCCGTGCGCCTTCGGAGGACTCCGCACCATGAGCTTGATGCCCCGATCGCGCGACGGTTACTACGACGAGCACGGCGTATGGCGTCGCACGAAATTCTGTTTCGTGGACTGCGGAGCGGCCTGCACCTGCAAGCCGCCAGCCGGCCTATGGGACATCCATCAGATCGAAACTCCGCTTGACCCAAAACCCAGGAGAGTCACCATGTTTCACTTGCAAGAGAACGTCTATTTCGAGCGCACCAACAGCGGAGTACGCATCGTGATTCGCGATGGCGTCAACGCAGATGCGCCGATCATAAAAGACGTAACGACCGACTACAGCGGCTTCGCTTCGGTGGTCGCCAGCATGTCGGCACGCGGCGAGGACTTCGACTCGTGGCGCGAGGCTCTGAACGAGCTTGCTGGCGAGAATCTGAAAGCCAGGCTCGCGGAACTGAGCGGGTTGGCACCATGCGACTTCCCGCGCCGTAACCGCGCGGATTGCTTCACGGCCGCCGAGACGAAGATTCGCTCCGCGATGCTGCTCGTCGAGGGCATGCCGGCCGACGAGCGGCTGACAAAGGCAGTGACATTGCTTGGCGAGGCGCGAGACGCGGTGGCCGATTACGTCGATGGGCAACTGCCGGGCTCTAATCCCGCGTCTCGGAGGGACTCGGCAAGATGAAAATCACGGCTGAGGTGTTCGCGGATCATCAACATGGACCAGGGGTAACGGTGCGCGTCGGCGACGTTAGCGTGTCCGTGTACTTGGCCGACGAGACCGGTACCGTCATAAAGCCGGATGGGCACCACGGCATCGAAGTCACGGGGCCGTGGCCCGATGTTCGTAGACAGTTCGGCGTTATCGTCGCGTCTCGTGAAGGCGGGAGCGTTGAACGATGAGCGTACGTAGCGACGCCGTGATTTCCGATTGCGGACTATACCGCTACCGCTTGGAGCGCGAACTGCTGCCGCAGCTAAACCCGCTGGCCGGGCATTCGTGCCTGTTCGTGATGAACAATCCGAGCACCGCCGACGCAATGGAGGACGACCCAACTATTCGGCGCGTGAAGGGTTTTGCGGAGTCGTGGGGATTCGGCCGCGTCTACGTCGCAAACTGCAACCCGTATCGCGCGACCGATCCGAAAGCGGCCAAGGTGCCGCCCGCCGACGTGCTCGAGCGCAACGACGTGCACATGGCGGAACTCGCGTGGCGCGCTGAGTGGGTCGTGGCGGCATGGGGCGGTAAGGCCGATCGCCGCCTATCGGACCGAGCCCTGCGCCTGCTCAAAACGATCAAGCCTGTTCGCGCGCTGGAACTGACGAAGGCCGGCGAGCCGAAGCACCCGCTGTACTTGCCTGCGGAGCTGCCGTCGTTTATTTGGCAACCGCTCGAGGGAGACTCCGAGCGATGACGTGCGAGTGCGTGCGATGCGATACGTGCAAAGGCTTCGGCTCTATCCACGATCCATTCGACTACAGCGGCTGCCCTGACGAGCGCTGTATGGATTGCGACGGCTCCGGCCTAGAGTACGAGTGCGACGACTGCATGATGGCCCGAGAGGATGAGTACGAGCGTTCTATTGAGGCCGCGTCTACCGGAGCCGCTGGCACAACTGAGGGGGAGCGATGAGCGACTGGAAGGACAGCATCATGACGCACACCGAGATGTGCGACGAGATCGACTCGCTTCGCGCCCGTCTCGCTGACGAGCAGGCGAACGCCGCTCGCCATCAAGCGAACTACGACGGGCTGCTAGTGCTGTGGAAAGACGAGCAGGCGAAGCGGGTGGCGGCGGAGGCCAAGGTCGCCACGTTCGAGCAGTTGGCGCGACAAGGGACCGAAGCAGCCGCCTCGACCGGAGACGGGAGCGAGAAATGAGCGAAAGGAAACTGTACTCCGGCCATCAGGCCATCGAAGTCGTCGAGCTTATGGGCATGCTCGCCGCGCAGTACAACATTCACTCGGAGACCGAAGCGCTTGCCATTGCGCGCAAGGGCGCGGAACTGCTCCGGGATCAGCAGGACGAAATCAAAGCGCTCGCGCTCAAGCTAGGCGAATCACAAATCCGAGTCGCTGCGCTCGAGGCGCAAGTGCGAAAGCTGCTCGACGCTCGCGTATGCGAGGAGTGCGAGTGGCCGGTCGGCTCGGAGCAGCACAAGCAACATTGTCCGGAGGCGATCCGTGGTTGATACCTACTACGCCGACGCGCCAGGAGTGCCGCAAGAGAAGCTGGTCAAGTTGGCTGACTACCAAGCGCTGGAGTCCAAGCTAGACCGTTATCGATGGATTCCAGTGGATGAGCGGTTGCCGCCAGACGAGATGAGCGTGCTGGCGTTCAAGAGCAACGGACACGTCGATAAAACGTGTCGCTACGCTGGCGGATGGCTGTTGCCGTCGCTCGAACCGCACGTGACGCATTGGATGCCGCTACCGGAGCCGCCGAAATGAGCTGGCGAGACACCGTAATGACTCAGACCGATCTGTACGACAAGCTCGACGAGGTGACGGCAGAACGTGATGCGCTCGCCTCCCGACTAGACGTTGCCTCAACTCTCGTTGCGGAGATCGTCGCGTACTTCGACGTGCTCGATAACCCCATGTCGCAGGTGCCAGAGTGGCCGCGAGACTGGCTCAAGCGAGCGAAGGCGTTCCCCGTAGAGAAACACAGGCCGCTGAGCGACCCGCCGTGCCGACAATGTGGCTACAACGGCCCAGGCTACTACCAGCTAGCGATGCATCCGTGCGCCGCCAATCAACAGTCTGAGTGACCCACATGCGTAAATTGCTCTGCAAACTAGGCTGGCACCGCTACGCTGAATTTCGCGAGCCGCCGATGAGTTCCGGCGCTTGCCTCATCACGTGGCGCTGCCGCTGCTGCGGGATACTGCATCCCGACATGCGCGGGCTGCCGATTTAGCTACGCCTACGAACGACCCTATCGCCTAAAGGTGCGTGTCGGCCGGCTCGTCGAAGTTCTGCGCGTGCGGCGAGTGGCGCGTGTATTCGATGCAGAGCTTTTCGTCGAGGAAGTCGCCCCACTCGTCCCAGTGACGCTCAACCATGCGCACGAAGCGATCTAGGCGCTTGCGGACCTTGGCGGCGTTCATGCCGGCCGCGATAGCCTGGGCCTCAAGCTCGTTCACGTCGATCTTGATCGCGACGGAGAACGGGGCGTCATAGACGGCGATCTGTTTCTCGGTAACTGGCGTGCCACCAGAGCCGCAAATTACGTGCCAAAGTTCATGCGTCACTTAGATGCCTCCACTGGAGCTACCGAGTGTTCCTCGGCCGGGGTCTTGACGGGATAGCCAAGGCGGTTGAGCTCGACGAACACTTGTTTCGCGTACAGCTCTGAAATGTTGGCGCGGCGCTCGGCTATCTCCGATCGCACAGCGGCAGCAGCGGCGGCAGTAGCAGCATCCCGAGCGTCCTTGATGGCGTCACGAGCGTCTTGTAGCGCAGACGCCGCCATCCATAGCCCGAGCACCGCAAGAGCTAGAGCGAGAGTCGAAAAGACGATCGTCAGGATAAGCACCCACTTCGGCGCAGAATCGCGAATCGTCACTTGCTGCGCCGTCCCCGTGATTGCCGTTAATACCGTCTCCGCCCTCGGCGTAGTCCTTCGGCTGGCTCATTGCGCGAGCTTCATCAGCAGAGAGCATGGTTGGCCGTCGTATTGCCTCGCGACGAGTTCGTAATACTGCTGCTGCAACTCGCGCACCCGTTCTAGTAGATCCGGGTCGCCTGGGCGCATACAGAGCGCCGTATAGGCTTTGTCGAGCTTCTGCTCGAGGGTGTCCTGGCGGATAGTCCTAACGTCGTCCTGAACCGTGCTCACCTGAGCGTAGACGTAGCCAGACACTCCAAGAGCAACCCATCCTGGGCCGATTGCGGCGAGTACCTTTGGATCGACTATGGCCTTGAGAAACAGAACTATGAAAGCGCCCATGATCGCTACCGCCGCTTATCGTAGGATCGGTACGCTCCAAGGCCAAGGATGGCGAATAGGAGCGTTAGTAGAGTGTCCATCTCGAGCGACGGCGGCGGCATCCAGGACAACGCCTGAGACGCCCATCCCAACAATGGGCGTACGATCATTTGGTAGGCCAACGCGCTGCCGCAGATCCAGCCGATAGCAGGTCGCCACCCGCTCCTGAAGATCGATTCGGAGCCCGCTTCGATGTTGTTGGTAGCCGACTGGGCAGCGGCTATCTGCGCCTCGAGATCCAGCGCCTTCACGGCGAGCTCGTGCTGGTGCTGTTCCACCATTTTTCGCAGCTCGGCCGCGAGATTGTCGGCGAGGTCTTTGTGTTCGATCCTGGCCTTGATGACTTCGGTGATCTTCTCGCCGAGTCCGCCGGTAAGCAGATTGCTGAGTACGCCCATCTACAAATCCTCCACCAAAATCTCAACCTCGTCCCCTTCTCGGAGAGCCCTCGTAATCCGTTTGTAGATGCGACGGTACGCCGCGACGGATGACGATAGGGTGAAGTTGCTGTTTGCCTGATCGCCCACCAGAAGGCACCCTGCGGTGTCGTCGTCGGTGTTCCCAATGTGGATATAGATCCACTCGAATCCAGGTACGTCTTTGAGCCAGAGCATCCCCTGATGGTCGTCGAATCGCTGGCGGTACTTCTCGTGCAGACTGCCTTCAGTTCGTAGCGCGACCTGATACAGCCCGGCAGGAATGCGAGTCTCCCCCGCCACCTTAACGGCTCGCTTCTCGTCCTCGAGCACGAAGCAATCAAACGCCCCATCAATGTTCAGCGCCCCAAGGGTTGCGTCTAACCCGTGGGCAAAGCGGCCGAGGTGGAGCCTCACTGGATGATCCGAACCGTAAAGATTTCAGTCCCGGCGAAGTTCGTGCCGCTACCAGAAGTCAGCACGACATTCGGGCTCGAGATCGTGGCGTACAAACCGTTCGCAGCAAGAAACGTCGCCGCGCTCGCATTGGCCGGAGACACCATCGCTTTTGCATTCGGCGCTACCGTTAGCGTGGACGACGAGACCGTCGTCGTATTGACTGAACCGCCAGGCAGAGTCACGTCAGCCACCAAAGGCAGCGTGACGTTGTAGATGTTCCCCTCGCCGTAGCTCGAGGAGCTCAAACCCTGAATCGCAACAGCAGCGCCCAAACCTGAGTCGAGGCTGTTGTTCAGATAACGGTTGTACTGGCCGTTGGTCTCTTGAATCCCATACACCGAGCAGCGCATCCGGTTGTGGGAAACGAGCGACTGCTCCATGTAGTTGGTCGCGATACCAACGCGGCAGCTCTGAGCACCACCAGCGATGTTGTTGAACGAGATGATGCTCCGCTCGTTCAGTTGCCCGCTTCCCGGAGCATTCACCAGAACTCCAGCATTGGCAGTCGCGTCGTACGCAACGCACGTCCACGTGATCGTACCGTCTGAAACTGTGGCCCCATTCGTCGTAGGCCAAGTCGGCTCCGACCCGCCACTAGTCCCACCCGTCCCGGTGTAATAGCGGCCGTTCGGCGTCGTCGGCTTTACGAGAGAAATTCCAGCAAAGGCAGTGCTCGAGGTCCAAGCAACTACGTTTGCAATCGGGTCAGTCGGAGCAAACCCAACCACCTGATTGTGCGAAATGTCGAAGTAGAAATTCGAGCCAGAAGGAGCCTCGATGTAAATTCCGCTATTGATGACAACGTTTGGAACTGCGCCGTTCACTATGGTGTTGTCACGGATCGAGATGTAGTCGTACACCCCACTTCCCGAGAAGATCGATACCCCGCTCTGTCCGACCTGATAAAGCGTGTTTCCAGAGACATCTAGGCCGGCTCCGCCGATGCCAGAAATGCCCGCGCCGCAGTAATAGATCAGGTTGCCGCGAACCTTCCCTAGCACGCCGTCATGCCGAATTGCCGGGCCAACCGTGCCTCTTTGGTTCGTGCCCGCGATCGTGCCGGTGTTGCCTACGACAACGTTGTTCAGGATCGAGTTGTAGTCGCCGTTGATGTAGGCGATCTTCTCGTACGGGCGATAGGCAACATTCCCTTCGATTGAGTTGTGGCTACTGCCGTTCGCGAACACGCACTGCACGTACATGCCGCCGCCAACATCGGGCATGAACTGGTTCTTGCTGATGATGTGCCGGCCGCCTTGATAAAGGCGTACACCGAAGTAGGCGGTGTCCGTATACGTCGTCGGACCGCCGATGAAATTGCATCGTGTTACTCGGCCGTTGTAGCACGAGTACAGGAACACGCCGACCTTATATGGCGTATCGATCGTCAGCCCGTCCATCGTGAAATTGTCACCAGTGACTTTCACAAGGCTCGGGAAGGTGGCGTCAGTCCCAGTGTTGACCGAGTTCGTCGAGCCATCGCCGACGATTTTCCCAGTGCCCGTAAACACAACGTCATCAGCAGACACTAGAAAGATCGTCGGCGGATTGGCTTGAATCGCTCCGTAAGTCGCTTCAACTACGCCCTCGACGACGACCGTCATTCGCTTATCAATCTCGATTGCGGTCGATTCGCCGCCCGAGGTGTCGACTAGATAATCATCATCAGCAAAAGGAATCGTCAGCACTCCGCCGACCGGAGTAGCCGCCACCGCGTTGATGAACGCCGCTCGGTTGTCCGTGGCGCCATCGCCCACCGCCCCATACCGCCGCACATCCCCCGGCGGATAGGCGTAGTTCGTCGGCGTCACGCTTGCGGTGACTTCGGCCTCTGTGATCGGCTGAAGAATCTGCCCGATCTGCTGCTGAGACGCGACCCGGCTGATAACGATCGAATCAATCTCGATGCTCATCGCGCCGTTAGAGGCGCCTGTACTGAGCTGCACGTATATCACGGCTTTGTTTGCCGTTGGGGTTGAGTCCGCGACACTGGTGTCGCCCATCTGGACGACGCCGGAGTAGTCGTACCACTGGTTAAGCGTGAGAGCGCTTAATCCTGCATTGTCAAAAGACGGTAGCTGATCTGACGGGCCTTGTTCTTCGAGTAGTCCGCCCTCGTAACCGCGCCCACCGAGGAATGTAAGACTTACTGCGCCGGCCGGGACGGCAGACGTGCGGCGCAACCGCGTTGAGAACGCAAGCTGCTCGCCACGAGTTACAGTATTTATCGCCGTTGGCAGCGACACCACCGCAACAGAGCTGCCGCCGCTGTGATTTGTGATGGCTAATTGCAGCGCGCCCTTATCCGCCGACGAACCACCGTCTATGTCAATCTGTGCCGAAGCAAATGAGGTCGTCGATGCCCAGTAATAACCCTCGTGCGCGAACCCGTCGTATGGGTAGATGTCGGCGCGCTTGTTGAAGAACGGATCTGGGACTAGCACTCCGCCGATCTGCGTTGGCGGTACGGAACTCTGGGATATCGACGGCGCAGGGCTAAGGGCGCTCTCCTCAGCGCTCCACGCGTAGAGCGACGAAGGACCGGCCTCTAGTGTCAGGTCAACCGCAAGGCCGATCTTCCCATCTACGTCAATGGTGACGAGCTGCACCTCGAGCACACGCATCGTCTGCGCGGTGAGTCCGAAGGCAGCGTGAGTAATCTGAACGGTTTCGCCAGGAACGCACCGCAGACCGTAGAGATTCGTGCGGCACTGAATCCGCTTCCCCGCGGCGTCTTTCTCGAGCAGGAGCTTGGCGAGTCGCTGCGCCCTCGCCCCGCCGTCGTATCCACTGTCCGCAGTATCGGCTACCAGTTGGAAGTCGACCGAAAGAAGCCGCTCGCTGCCTGTAGTAGCCGTGGAGAGCCGAACGGGCGAGTAGTTGACGACCGTTCCCGATTCGGCCAGAGCGGCGTAGCGGCCTTCTGCCGTGTCGTACCGCTCGAGCTCGCCCTTGTGGACGTTGTAGCGAATCGGTCCAATGAAGTGCTGATCGGTCAGCGATAGCGTCGGAGTCCGATACGCACCAGCGAAGAACCGCCATTTACCGTCAGACGGAATGATGTCGCCCGCGATCGACATCTCGAAGTGCCGCACGATCTCGCCCATCGGCTGGCGCGGATCAATGAACCCGTCGCAGGTATAACGGTCCTCGTTTCCGCCGGCCGCGAGAGCAACGTTCTCTTCGCATACGTTGGCTTCAGCGGTGACGTTGGCCCAGTCGAAGCGGGTCGTCGCGAGACCCATGCCAGCAATGTTGATGCTGTTGACCTTCACTCCCCGGAGAAAATCGTTCGCGCATAGAACGGGATTGCGCGACCACGCCCACGTGGAAGGTGTAGCGAGCCGGTGAGAGCCTGAACCACCGTTCGTCGAGTCGAGTCTCGGGTCGTAGACCTTGCGTCCTCGAACCTTGAACCGAAACGCCGGAACGCTGTTCAACGATTCCTCGTTGAACGTGAGCTTGATTACGGCGTAGGCCAACCCACGCAAGCGGTGGTCGGTGGTCCAGTTCGAGAAAACGGTATCGAGCGTGCTGTCCGCCGACTGGCTGTCCGTGCCGTTGTAGAACCGCACGTTCATCAGCCCGGCCCACTTCGACGGGCTCGTGACGTTTCCAGAACCGTCGAGTGTCAGCGTCTGCCGGTCAGCCTCTACAGCTTGAACCGAATCGATCTCGTGCCCTGCAAGCACGACGACCATATAAAGGTCTTTGTTGTCGGTGCCTGAAGTGTTCCGATACCGCAGCGTGCCCGCCGTCCAGGCTTCGCCATAGCAGATCGAGCGAACGTCTACCGGGTCGCCAGATAGCTGGAGCTCAGTACCATTGGTCGTCGAGCTCGTGGGCTTGGGCTTGCTGCCAGAGGCGATCAGCGAAGCACCGACCAGCTTCATGGCGAGCGCAGCGCCCGCAGGACCACCGAAGAACGAGGCGCCGATAACGAGGCCGAGCCCTACGACCTTCTTGACCTTATCAGGCATCGAACGGCACTCGGTAAACGGAGACTTGCTCTAACGTCGGTTCGTACTCGAGGCCGCCGGACGAACTGATGAAAGCAGACCGTTGCCCCATACAAATCCCAATCGCGCCGTTCTCGCTCAGCACCACATCGCCACGTCGAGCGTGGGCAGGGTGAATCGGATCGCCGAAGATCGCGGCTAAGGCTTCCTCAACGCGGGCGTGCGTATCGCGCATGTGCGCATAGGCCGCTGCAACCGTGTCGTGCCTCACTGGAAGCGGGTCAACGTCGGTCATCGCAAGCACTACGTCCGCTGCGAACTGCGCGCAGTGGTACGACTCAGAAAACGCACGCGATTGAGCCCGCTCGAGCGCTTCGTTCATGCGCTCGGGCCAGTCGAGGCGACGTTTCATTAAGGCAGGACCGGACCGCTACCGGGCGGCGGGCCCCAGTTGTCATAGCCGCCGGGATTCGGGTACGAAATGATCGGTGTTACGGGCTTACGACCCCAGTAGATAACCTCGTCCATCTTCGTCGCGAACTCGCAACCCTTGTCGCCGCTGAAAAGGAACTTCTGGTGAGCGTCGCTCAGGGTGAAGAACCGAGCGCGTTGGAGATACGCCAGCTCAGACGCTAGTCGAACCGTAATCGCTCCCGTATTACCCGCGTCGTAGATGTCGATCTTGTCCACGAAGCCGGTGAAGATCTCGTACGAGTCCGTTACCTGCGCAGTGCTGGTGTTCATTAGCCAGAGATAGATGCTCGCGTCTCGGCCCACGGGATTCGTGGTGTTGATCTCGTTCCGTAGATCGTCGTCTAGGTAGTTCAGCGTCAGTTCAACGCCGAGGTCCGACTTGTCCACGCTATCGGCAATCTTGTCGATGTTGCCGATCTCGCCAGCCCCAACCCACGTATTTGCGCTGTACGAAATGGAGCCGTTGCCGGTCCACATGCGCACCGCACCGCTCGGCCAATTCATGTAGACGGCCAAAGCAAGCGCAACGTCAGCAGAGCTTAGAGCGGTCTCGATCGTCGAGGAGAAGCCACGGTCTGCCACTAGATCGTTTCCTCGAACGGGATCGCGAATACGACAATGCCGCTATCGTCAGAGTCCTTAGCAGCGTCCCCAATCATCGTCAGAGTCATCTGCGGATTGGTGAGCGTCACTGTTGCGTTATCCGCTGGAGACGCCCGCAGCGCCGGCTTAAAACTCACGGTGAATTGTCCTGACCCGTTGCTAGAACAATCGGCGGTCACAACCTTGAACTCGGTCCCAACCTGGAAGTACTCACCAGCCCGAAGAACCGTTACCGAAGGCGTGACGCCATCACAGATCAAACTCGTTCCGCTTTGGCTGCCGCCGTTCACTAGAGCGGAAGTAATCGCCGAAACCGGCCCGCTGTAGTCCGGCTCTTTGACGGTGAACTGACCGTAAAGCCCGACTTGATGCAGGAACGCCCACATCGTTTTAACGTCGGTCGGGAACAGCGGGACGGTCTCAATGACGCCCATCCAACGGTCAGAGGTGCCGCCAGATAGTGACGTGGCCTGGCGGTATCGAGTAAACAGCGATTCAGTGCTCGCTTTGTTTTCGTCCAGGCCTAGCCGGAGCCGACGAATCTTCGTCAGTAGAGACGATGGGAATGCAGTGCTCATCGCCGCCCGCCCATTCTCGACATGACCGCTTCATAAGCCGCTTGCGCCGCAGCTCGGCCAGCAATCACGAATTGCGCGTCCCACTGCGGAGGCGTGCCGGCCTCGATGTGTTGCTGAACGGTAAGGCTTACGCCACCGCCACCAGCAACAGCGGCTGATTGAGCATTGCTCAGGATTCGGCCTGGAACGTCAGGGACGAACAACTCAGGACCGCTCTCTCCCACGACCGACATTCGGCCCATCGGCGGACGACCGCCACCAGCAAATCCGAGAATCGAGCCGACCAGCCCGAACTTGTCGCCGCCCTTCTTGCTCTCGCCGCCTTTGCCGATGTTCGACAGGATTGCCGAGAGTTTCTCGGCCAAGGGTTTGAGCACCAGCATTCGGATAATCAGCTCGCCGATGTCCTTCGCGAACCCTCGAATCGCATCGCGCGGCTTGCCTTCTAGCAACGCCTGCATACCTCGGCTTTCAAAGGTCGCGGCGACCGAATCGGAAAACTCGCGCTGACGATCTCGAGCGGTAGCAGTTGCCTCGCTCAGCGACTTCATCGCTCCTTCAACCTGCTTGAGCTTCCCTGAACTCGGGTCTTTGTCGGAGAAGAACTCCGCCATGCCAGGGATCTGATCGACTTGGCGCAGTGGTTCGGTTCTGCTTTGGCGCAGAGTGATGAAGTCCAACCCATCGGATGGCTTTCCGGTAGGCGTGGCTTCGGCGGGCTTATTGCTCGGCGCAAACGGACCTTCGCCCCACTCGAGATTGAATCGATCGAGTTCTGCCTTGGCCGACCGGAGCCTTGCTTCGACCCGCTTGATCGCGTCTTCGGCCTGCGTACCTTGAACGGTCGAATTTCCAGAACGAAGACGACCGAGGGTCGCTTCGTCCATCTGGATCTGCGACCGCAAGATGTCGTTGCGCTTGGGCTGGAGCTCGTCAATGCCAGCGATTTGACCAACGCGAGCAACGGTATTGATCGCGTCCGTCTGAATGGTCTTCAGGACCGCAGAGGAGATGCGCTCCCAGGCATCGGCTAGCTTGTCGGCGTTGGAAACCGTCTCGGCCGAAAGGACATTGGTAATCGCGGCCTCAGCGCTTGCCAACGCTCCAGCGCCCTGCGATAGCGCGTCCTGTAGCTTTGCTCCAGCCTCTCGCCCGAAAAACTGAGACGCCAACGCGGCGCGTTCCGCAGCGCTGCTTACGTTCGAGAGCTTCTGAACGATCGCGTCAAACAGATCCTCAGCGCCCCGGATCTCTCCGCTCGCGATTCTCTGCGCTAGACCGAGCCGCTTGATCGCGTCGGCAGCAGCGCCCGTACCAGTCGTTAGGTATTGACCCAACCGAGTGTTGAGCGTCCGCATGGCGGACTCGAACTCGCCAGCGTCTACGCCGGCCTTCTGAAAGACGAGCTGTAAACGCTGGAACCGCTCGACGCCGAAGTCGGCCGCCTTCGCGACCTCTCCTATTGCGTCAGCGGACTCGATGGCGCCACGGGTGAACCCGATCAGCGCCTGGCCGCCAAACGCAAGCCCGAACGCACCTAGCGCCGTTCTGACAGTGGTCCCAAGCTTAGAGAACGTACCGGCAATGCCCGATAGCTTGGCGTCGGTCTGATTCGCGAACTGGCCAACGCTGGTATTCGCTTTCGCGAGCTCTTGCCGAAGCAGTTCGGTAGACGCATCAATTCTGACAAGCAGGCTATCTATCGTTGCCACTCGTCACCCTTTCCCTAAACTCCACGATCGCCATGAACTCGTGCGGCGTCGTCTCCCAGAAAGAAGACGGCGAGCACTTCTGCATCTCGCAATAGGAACCAAGCAACTCCCTATACGGGAGCCGCTCTACGCGCTTGCCGGACTTGCGTCCTTTTTTTTTGCTCCGCCGGTGACCATGTTCGCGAGCAGTTCGGCGAAGGTTTGCAGAACGTTCACGATGCCTTCCTCGTAGATCATCTGGCCGAGCTTTTCGGCAGACACGCCCACGAGCATGGGATCGTTACGATCCTTGCCGGCAGCGCGGATGCACTCGGCTGCGATCAGCGACAGGTCTTTCAGCGTGAGCAGCTTCGAGTTGTCGATTGTCCTCGCAACCAGCGCGGCCACCGGCCCCAACTGAGACTCGATGGCGTTCGCTGCGGCAAAGGTCGGGAGCATGGGGTAAACGTTCCCCTGCAAGGTCAACCCGACCTCGCCGCGTTCAGCGTTGATGGCAGTCATTAGATCAGTAGGTCAGTCGTCGGGGCCGACGCGCAGGTGAGCTGGAACGAGAAAGTCGCGTTGTCCTGGTCCGCCGCCGCATCGTTGAAGTTCGACACGTACATCGACGAGGCAAAAATCACGTCCGACCCGCTGAACGGGTCTTTGCGGATCTGAAAGTTGCCGGCCGTCTGCGGATAGACCTTCTGCAACGCATACACGCGCTCGAGGCCGTTCGCGTCGGGAAGGTCTTTCTTCCCAGAGACCGTCAGCACGAGCGTCTTGCGACCTGGCGCCTGCACCGCGAACTGGCCGGTGCCCTTGGCCGACTGGTCGATCAGCGTCGTGGAGCCGTCTCGGTTGTGCTCGACCTCGCCCGCAATGGGGTTGTAAGTGCCGCTGCCGTTGTCGACGTAGATTTTGAATTCGTGGCCTAGTTTCTTCGCCATGTGCTACTCCTTACGAGACCGCGCCGGCAGCGGCCACACCGCTGACGTTGTAGCCGAGTTTGATATTGGCAGAGGTCACGCCAACACCGACCGGGGTGATGTACTCGCCGGTCGCGATGTCATCGACCGGGATGATTCCGCCCGCCGTTCCAAGGCAGTACTGCTTACCGACAGCCGCAGTACCGCCGATATTCACCGTGCCGTTCTTGAGGATCGCAATCGGCTGACCAGACGCTCCGCCGTTCAACGCAACGCCAACCGCCGTAGCGCCTACGCCAGAACCCGCGGACGTGGCGTTCGTGCCGATCTGCACAGCACCGTTGGAGTCGACGTAGACGGACATGCCGGCCGTGATCGTCGCGCCAGAGTTATAGGTGACAACCTCACCATCGACGCGGGCCACACTGCCCGCCGTGACCGTAATCGCAGCCATGCTGTTCTCCTACTAGGTTTGAAGACGAAAACGAATGACCCCGCGAGAACCGTCCGGCTCCTCGAAGCATTCAGAGAAATCGAATTGCGGAATCACCACCTGCGTTCCGCTCGGATACAGCCTCTGCCGGTGCAGGGCTTCGTAAATCTTCTTCATCGTCAGCTTGGTTTCGCTGAATCCGCGCTTCGACGAATAGATGTCGATCTCGACCGTGTGCTCGGCACCGTTCGCGGTCTTGGTGTTATCAGGCGTCGCCGAGTCCTGGCCGATACGAACGTGTAGCGGCGCCTGATCTTGCGGAACATGGTCGTAGACCGGAGTCGGAGACAGAGCGGCTACTAAGCGGGCGTACACAGCCGCTTGAATGGCGTAGTCAGACATCTGTCGGCCTCGATTCGGCTACTGCGCGGAGCGCCCTCTCGGTTGCGTCCTTCACCCTTGCTCGTACCTGATCCCGTTTCGCGTTCCACGCCGGCAGGAAGAACGGCCGCTTGGTCATCTTCTTCGTGCCGAACTCGAGGAACCGCGCGAAGAAAAAGACCTTCATCACCCGCGAGCCAATCAATCCGACCTGAGCTCGAAGACCATTCTTGGAAATGCGCGCCTCGAGCGCGTCCCGCAGGTGCTCGCGCGACTTGCCTTCCCAATCTTTCGGCTGACCTTCAAACGACACGGGGGCGCGGCGCTGCATCTCGTCGCGCACTTCAAACGCCGACTGAGCAACCGCGTCGCGAACCTGTTTGTTGATTTCTTCCGGTAGCCGAGTGAGCTTCTTTCGTAGACGCGACGCGCCAACGACTCGCTTCTTCGCCACTAAGTGGTAACTCCGGCCTCGCACTCGAGCGTCAAAAACTCTCGCGTGCCTTCACGATCTGCCGCGGCCCGAATGTTCATCGTCTTGCCGCGCCATGTGATCCGATCAACGGTAGTCGCGTTGACCTGATAGCGAACGGTGACTAGGTACGTCTCGACCGTAGCCAAACGGCCGAGCCGTTCTTCCTCTCGTCCTCGAACCGATTGGACGTTCGCCCACACGGTATAGCGAGGCGACCACGCGACCGTCTGGCCACCCAGCCCGTCAGCGGTTGTCGTCGCGTACTCGATGGTTACGCGCTCGACGAGCTCGCCGATGTTCACCAGTAAATCCGCCACGGAGCCAACAGCGAATCCACCGCCATCGGCACAATCGAAACCGCTTGCCCAACAGAGGCAATCTGACGCTGCGCGTAGAAGTGCCCCACCAGGAGAAGAATCGCCTGGCGTAGCGCGTCAGGAACCGCGAGAAGCGTCCCGTAGCCCGCAACAAAGCGAACCGTGATCGCCTTGTTCTGCGCGCGAACCTCGGGCCACTCCACGTCATAGGCCGGATAGATCCGACCGATCAGAGTCGCGCCGTCTACCACGTAGTTGCTCGAGCCGAGCGTCGTGGTTGATCCCGCAGTGTTGACGTAGCTGATCGAGGTCACCGAAACCAGCGGGGCCTTCGGCAGCAGAATCACTCTCTCGTTAGCACCAGTATCGAGGTTCAGTTCCCACGGCCATTCGTTGTCGATGAAGTAATCCCACGTCTGTGAGATCAAGCACCGGCCCGTGATTTCCTCGACGTAGGCGCGAGCCGCTTTGATGTACGACTGAATGAGGTCGTCTTCGGTGTCGAGGTCAACGCGAAGATGTAACTTCGCGTCTTCCAGGCTGACCGGTTCGCCGTCTGCGGCGGTTACGAGTGATAGCCCCATAAGAAAGGGGCGCCCGTTTAGGGCGCCCCAGTCCTTTACGGCGTTTCCGTCGAGGTCGAGATATCGACGAGATCGCCCGGCGCGTACCGGAGATCCGAGCCGAGCACGACAATCGTCGCCAAACCACCCGTGCCGGCGCCCGTGATGATTCGACCGGCGACGGTATAGAAACCGCCCGCGATGTCGAGGTCATTGGCATCGACCGAGATGATGTGGACCGAGTTGTCGTTTGCGCTCGCGCTCGCCGCCAACTGCGTGTTGGCCTTGAGTGCTTTCGCGCTCGTACCGCTCGTATCCACCGCCTGATAGATCGCGATATCGATCGTCTCGTTCGCCATATCGCCCAACCGAGCGATGAGGTTGATGCGACCGCAGTTCTTCGCGCTGACGTAGCTCGTCACCAACGGCGTAGAGCTCGCCGTGCCTGCCGTATGAGCGAGAACGGCAAAGTCTTCTGCAAGAGAGTTAGCCATGTGTTTCTCCTAATGAATGGCTATTAGCGGGCTTCCAACGTGACGAACGGGCCGTAAGTCGTGCTGCCGTTCTTCGCGCTGATTGCCGCCGACCACCACGGCTGTCCACCCATGCGGAGGGTGAATCGGAACGCCGTGACCGATTGGTCGAACCAAAGGTGAATCGAACTGTCCGTGCGCAGGCCGCCCGCCTTCAGAACCGCCGCGTATTGGCCGAGGTTCGCGAAGATGAGATCGCCCACGTCGCCGAGCGCCGCGCACGCCTGATGCGGAACGACCGGACGGCCGAACAGCGTGGCGTAGGGCGACTGACTCACACCGCCAGGAGGCATGTAAATCAGCGTGCCGCCAGTGGCGGAACCAGAAGCCGCAGGACCGACCTGCAAGCCAGCCTTCAGCAGCTCCGGCTCAACGTCCGGGTGGCAGAGCCACACAGCGCTCGAGCGCCACTGCGAGGGCATACGCGCCCACATCTTGACGAGGTTCAAACCGTGCACCGTGTCCGCGACCTGCGAGCTTTCCTTGCTCTGCTGCACCGTGCAGGGAGCGTTCAGAATGCCTAATGGCATACCTGCGCCGCTGCCGTTGATGATCGCGTCGCTCACCTTGAAGTCGAGCACCGTCGCCGCACGGCTCTGCACATACGAGCCGAGGGCCGGCGCGTCTTGCAAAAGCTCGTCCGTCACAGGCACGAGACCGGTGAGCTTGTTCACCTTGATCGTGCTCTGCTCGAAGGCGTGCTTCTTCTGCGTGTACGTGCCAGCCTCCCCGTCCCAATAGCCCTGAATTCCAGCCGTACCCCAAGGGGCCGTCTCGTCCTTCGGGACCGTGATGGAGTAGCCACTCGTCTCAATCTGGTCGCAGCGCGACAAGAGCGATTCCGCGCCCATGACCTTCGTCATGATCGTGTTGCGGAAGTCGGGCGGAACCGCGAAGCCACCGTCTGCGCCTACGCCTTCGTTGCCGTAAGTCGTCAGCGAGGCGTTGGTCAGGCGCGAATCGACCTGATTACCCAGTGCTGCGTTCTTCACCGCAACCGTGAACTCGCCGAACGTGCGCCAGCCATTGCGCGCGCGATCCTGGTTCGTCGCACGGGGCGCACGAATGTCGCTCGCCTCGAGCGTGTCCGCAATCGCCACCGGGTTCGGCTGCGCCTTGCGCGGGGCCGGCGCGTTCAACTTCGCGGCCTGAGCGGCCATGCGCTCACGGTTCGCGATGTCGCGCTCCACACCCTCGAAGTCAGCGAACAGCCGATCAATCTCGGACTGCTCGTCTGCGTTCAACGGGCGATTCTCTGCGTCTGCCTTCGCCTGGATCGCCGTTTGCTCCTCGTGCAATTCGGCGAGGCGAGCCTTGAGCTCTTCGATCGTCATAGATGACTCCTGATAGAAATAAAAAAGCCGCCTCAAGGGCGGCTTTTCCGGGGATGAGGCTTACGCCTCGCCTACTGCGGGATTACCCGCATACTTGACGCACCTTCCTGGCATTCGCAGCCAAGCGAGCACGGTTGGGGTTGACGAGCGGGCCTTTGCTCAGGTTGCTCGGCGGATTCTTGAAGAGAGAGAGGTCGAAGCACGCGGCCATCTCGATCTCGTCGGTAACTTCGTCAACGAAACCAAGGTCGAGCGCATCGCCTGCGCGCATCCACGTCTCTGCTTCCATCATGTCAGACAGGCGCACGCGATCAGCCTTCGTGCGGGCCACGTAGGTATCGAGGATGTTTTCGCGAGTCTGATCCAGAAGGTCCGCGCGTCTACGAAGGTCCGCAGCCGAACCCGTGGCGCCACCATAGGGCTCGTGAATCATGAACGACCCATTAGCCGCCATCCGAATCTTGTCGCCAGCCATCGCCACAATGGTGGCGATTGAGGCACACACGCCGTCGATGTCGACCTCGACTCGAGCAGGGTGACGCTTCAACTGGTTGTAGATCGAAACGCCGTCGAATACGTCGCCACCTGGGGAATTGATTCGCAGATTGATCGTCTCGACACTGCCAGCCGCCTTCAGCGAATCGGCAACGGCCTGCGGAGTGATCCCACCCAACCAGCCACCAATGGGCTCGTAGATGAAGATTTCCACCGACTTCCCGGCGTTCATGATGCGATGTTTCATTTGCGTTCCCTCGCGACGTTGAGCATTCGCCCCGCGTTCATCATTCGATCAGTCGGATCGGCACTCGCCGGATCTTCATCCTCGGTCGGAGACTGGGGGCCTGGAGCGGCTTTCGGGTCTTGCCTGCCTTCTTTGACTTGCTCACGAGTCACCATCTGGCCCTGCATGACGTAGATCTTCCCGAGCCCCTTCGGGATCGGGTTCATTTCCTCGAAGGCTCGCACTTCGTCTGCACTCAGCAAGCCATTACGGTGGGCGATCTCGTAGACCTCCCAGCGGGACTTAGAATCACCACGAAGCAACGCGGCCATGTTGAACTTGCTGTAGAGCACTCCACGATTCACGCGCCCGAAGAGCTTGAGGTTTACTTCCTCTTCGATCTGCGTCACGAGCGGCTGAATCGTGTCAGTCACGAACTCGAGCGCTTGGTGTTCGATGTTGTTCCAGGTAGCTCGGTCCAAAGCTCCGACCTTGTGCGGCGGAACACCGAACCAGCGGCAAATCTCTTCGACCTGGAACTTGCGCGACTCGAGGAACTGCGCCTCGTTCGGCGGCACGCTCATGCGGTTGGCAGTCATGCCCTCTTCGAGCACCATCCACCGCATCGCCTTAGCCCCGGTGTAACCTCGTTGTAGCGAGTCCTCTAGATTCTTCTTGCCGTCCTTACCGAGCTTCTGTGGATGCGACAGGATGCCGCCCATGTTCGCGCCGTTCTTGAAGAACGAAGCGCCGAACGACTCCATAGCCTTTCCGAGTCCGATTGACTCTGCCGCCATGCGAACCGGCGAGTAGCCCACCAGCCCGTCAAAGCCCATTCCACGGATGTGCAGCATGTTCTCCGCTGCTACCTTCTCCGGCGACAATCCCGAGTTAGTGACCTCGTATACCACCGCCCCGGAGTCGTCGCGACGCGGCGTTACACGGTCAGCGGTGATCGGCCAGAGCCACATCGGACGGCCCTGCATATCGCGCTGAATCTCGCAATACGCATTCCCCCACGTCTCAACCTGAACCGCCATCCAGTGCTTGAACTGGTACGGCGTCATCTCGGGATTCGGCTGGTTGTGCAGCAGCCAATGAACCGGATGATCGGAGCGCTCTCTACGGGTCGCTTTAGACCGTTCGTAGACGCCCCAGGGAAGGATTGCGACTGCCTTGGCCACCACATCAACGCAGCGCCAAACCGCCGCATACGTCAGCGCAACGTCTTCGTTAACACGCTCGCCCGACTTCGTGACCATCGGCACATAGATACGGTCCGCGCTCGGCTGCAACTTCGCAGCCAAGGCTATGAACCGCTGCCACCAGTTCATGCGCGCTTCTTCTTCTCGACCGGCTGAACCACAGGACCGCCCTTCAGCACGGCAACCGCAGAGCGCAGCTCGGCGAGTGTCGAAGACAGCGACTCGATGTCGTTCTTGCGGCCGTCGACTTGCTTCTGTTCCGCAGACAGCGCGTTCTTCTCGGCCTCGATCTTCGCCTCGAGAACTCGGATCTGTTTCTGCAAGTGGTCAATGGCGAGATTCATAGCACTATCAAACCTCTCGATTCGTACACCGAAGGACCGCCAGTCCGAACGAACATCCCGACCGCCATCAAGAGCGAAACCATGCCGTCGATCTTGTCGGCCGACCGCTTCTTATCCGGCGCCATGTTTAGGTTCACGTCTTTACGCGCGACGATGTTCGCCGCGTTCCACGTCAGCACCGGATTCCCGCCGTGCGCCAACTTCCCCGCGATGTAGTACGACTCGAGCGCCTGCATCGCCGGGTGGTAAGACTTCGGACCCTGGATGAACTCGACCATCTTTACCCCCGCTTCTT